AAAACATAATCCAAAACCAAAGGCAGGGAAAAAGGTTCCTGAATGGATGTCTTATTCAGAAATTTTTGGATCAGAACCATTCACCAAACCAGCACCCGTGAAACCGGATGTTGCTCCGTCAAAACCAAAGCCTGGAAACCCATTTAAACCAAAACATAATCCAAAACCAAAAGCAGGAGGTGATGAAAAATAATTTAAAATCAAGACTCAGAAGGGCTTTATTAGAAGCTCCAATCAGATATGACGGACCCGAAAAAATGGATCCTTCTTTAGAAGCTGCATTTAATATGGGTCAAACCCCTTATAGTAAAAACCCTGCGCTTCCTGATATGAATGCCGATGGTGTTCCTGATTCTTTTGAGCAGATTATGGCTAGGAAAAGATTCAAGGATGTGGTTGAAAATTTAAAACGACTTACGGGAATTACTAATATCTCAAACATGAGTGCAATGATGCAACTTCAAACTTTGGCGATGGGTGCTTCACAAAAAATCATTCAAATACAGAATCAGCATAAAGAGTATTTAGAAAATTTGGCAATTGATCTTGTCAAGAAAGAAACAGGGATTGTCGATGAATTTAACTTTGAAGCCGACCTTGTATCTCCAGGTGATATTACAAGTCGAGGTATGAGTGATAAACCTCAGGACTACGAGGAAGAAGAAATACAACAACAATTTGGAGGTGAAGAAGAGGATTTTGAAGAAGATTTTATGTCTTTTATGGGTGCCATGGAAAACTTCAATAATGAAACTGCCAAGAGAAGAATATTGAACGCATTAATTCAGGGTGGTGCTAAAAAAGGTCACTATATGTACCAACTCGTTGTTCCCGAACTCGATCGATTAGATCCTGATTTAGTGAAATTATACGGTATTATTATGTCTTTCGCTGATTATATTTATTGGATTATGCCAAACCAACAAATGTTGAACATGGCTGGAAGTGGGCAGGGTATAATGGGTAAAGAAGAAGTTGATAAGGATACAAATCCTCCAACAATAAAGGCACAAGCTGTTTGGTTTCCTTTATTAATTCATGAATTATTGAAAGGTATTAATGATGCAGTTATGACTCAAGGTTTACCTGACGACGAAAGAGCTGCTGAAATGGTTATGGGTGTTGCTGACACATTACCAGATGAAGTTTGGGATATGAGAGTCGGACCAATCATTTATGAAAAATTGGTAAATTCTTATCCTGATCAATTATTCGATGAAGATAAGAAAATCATACAATTGTATTTAAAATCAAGATTGGCCGAACTTACGGCTGAGGAGTTCTTCGAAACTATGAGAGAGATTTTGAAAGAAACACCTAAAGGAAAAAAATTGGTGGAAAAAATGGTTCAAGAAATTATCCAAGAATTAAAACAACAAGAATACGAGGACGCGATGGGGTCAGAGGATGATGATGAAGATGATGATTTGAATAATTTATTATCTAATCTTGGAATTAGTTTAAATTAATGAATGGGTTTAACAAGAGAACAAGTATTATTAGAATACGCAAAATGTGTTAAAAATCCAGAATACGCTTTAAAAACGTATCTAAAAACTTATGACCAAACAGTTCAGGGGTTCGTACCCCTGAAGTTGTTTCCTGACCAAGTGAAATTGATTCAGGATTTCGAAGATCATGAAGAAAATATAGCTTTGAAATATAGACAAGCGGGAGTATCAACAGTCACGGCAGCTTGGATTTCAAAAAAATTAATAACAGCACCGAAAGGGAAACCCGAAAAAATTCTGATTATTGCCAATAAGTTGGACACCGCTGTAGGTATGGCGGATAAAATTAGATCTTTTCAAGAACAATGGCCAGATTGGTTTGGAGTGTCTTTTTCAAGTGAAAAAAATTCTCAAAGACATTTCAGACTAACGAATGGTTGTGAAGTAAAGGCGGTTGCAACTTCCAAAGACGCATTGAGGGGTTACACCCCCACCATTCTTGTTTTTGACGAAGCCGCATATATCGAAGCTGACGATGATTTTTGGGCGGCATGTATGGCCTCCCTCTCAACAGGGGGTAAAGTTATTGTGATCTCAACACCAAACGGATTTGACCAAATTTATTATTCGATTTATGATCAAGCTTTAAGAGGTATGAATGATTTCAAAATCTCAGAAATGTATTGGTATAGAGATCCAAGATATACAAAAGAAATGTATCTTGTGAAAACAAAAGACATTGTTCATTATCTGTTAAACAAAGATGATTATAGTGAAGAAGAACATGTCATAAGATTAGACAAATCGGGTTGGGATTTAGATTTAGATTTTGTAGTTTCAAAAATTAGTGATGGTTATAAACCATGTTCTTCGTGGTTTGAAACTATGGTTAAAAAGTTGAAATACGATCGAAGAAAAGTATCCCAAGAATTGGAGTGTAATTTCCTTGGTTCTGGAGATAATGTTATTGATTCCGGAACTATGGAAAAGATAAAGAAAAATGACATAGCCGAACCCAAAGAGAGGATGATGGGAGGGGCGTTGTGGATTTGGAAAGAACCCGTGATGGATCACAAATACATAATGGGTATTGATGTTTCTCGTGGGGATTCCGAGGATTTCACAACATTCAACATAATTGATTTTGATACAAGAGAACAGGTAGTTGAGTTTTTGGATAAAGTCCCACCCGATATTGCCGCAGAAATTGCACTTAAATGGGCACAAAGATATAACGCATTTGTGGTTATTGATATTACAGGTGGGATGGGTGTTTCAACATCAAGAAAGATGCAAGAGTTGGGTTATAAAAACATGTATATCGATGGACAAGTTCAATCCGATGTGTGGAAGTATGATCCTAAAACTTTAGAAAAAATACCTGGTATAAATTTTAATAATAAAAGAGTTCAAATTATCGCAACTTTTGAAGAATGGATCAGACATGGGTTTAAAATCAAATCTACAAGACTTTATAACGAACTTTTGACATTTGTTTATATCAACGGACGACCAGACCACATCAAGGGACAACACGATGATTTGATCATGTCTTGTGCAATGGCAATGTATATTGGAGAAAGTAGTTTCTCAAAACTTACAAAAGTAACCGAACAAGCAAAAGCGATGATTGATTCTTGGACACTCAATGAGAGTGTAAAATATAAAACAGATCTTATGAATCCGAGTGTTCCATCTTACTATGGAAGTTCAAGTAATGACAGTAAATCTATTTCTCAAAAAGATGTAGAAAAATATTCTTGGTTATTCGGTGGGATGAGAAGATAATATTGTATTTATAGAAAAATCTATTATTTTATATAGCATGGCACAATCCAATCAACAATATACAATTTGGCAAAGACTATCAAGGGTCTTTGGTCCTGATTCAACACTAAATCAACAAGTACCCCAATATCGGTTCGATAAAAAAGAAATATTACGAACAAAATCAAAAGGGGAATATGAGAAAGAAAAACTACAAGCTCAACAGAGTTTGTATTTGGCAAACCAATGGTCAAAAGTAGAAAATAATCTTTATACCCAAGCGGTTTATTACGAACCAACCCGTTTGGCATCATATTATGATTATGAATCAATGGAGTTTACTCCCGAGATTTCAGCGGCCTTGGACATTTACGCGGAAGAATCCACAACTCCAAACGAAAATGGATATATTCTTCAGATTTACTCAGAATCAAATAGAATCAAAAGTATCTTAGCTGATTTGTTCAATAACAAGTTGGATATCAATACAAATTTACCTATGTGGACGAGAAATACTTGTAAATATGGTGATAATTTTGTGTATTTGAAAATTGATCCCGAACAGGGTGTCGTCGGTGTTCAACAATTACCAAACATTGAAATTGAAAGATTTGAAAGAGGTATGGTTGTCAATACCGCAGCTCAAAATACAGGTGTGGAAAACAAACATCTTACCTTTACTTGGAAAAACAAAAATATAGAATTTAACACTTGGGAGGTTGCTCATTTCAGATTACTCGGTGACGACTCAAAATTACCATATGGCACTTCAATGTTGGAGAAAGCCAGAAGAGTTTGGAAACAATTATTACTATCGGAAGATGCTATGTTGATTTATAGAACATCAAGAGCACCTGAAAGAAGAGTTTTCAAGGTTTTTGTTGGAAATATGGACGATAAAGATGTTGAATCATATGTCCAAAGAGTTGCTAACAAATTTAAAAGAGATCAGATTGTAGATCCCAAGAATGGAAACGTGGATTTGAGATATAATCAAATGGCGGTCGATCAAGATTATTTTATTCCTGTAAGAGATCCAAATGCCCCCAACCCAATTGACACATTACCGGGGGCTCAAAATCTCAGTGAAATTGCCGATATAGAATATATTCAGAAAAAACTATTAACAGCATTGAGGATCCCAAAAGCCTTTCTAGGATTTGAAGAAGTGGTTGGGGATGGAAAAAACTTGGCTCTATTGGATATAAGATTCGCAAGAACCATCAATAGAATTCAACAAGCAATGGTTCAAGAACTCAATAAAATCGCAATTGTTCATTTATATATTTTGGGATTTGAAGATGAATTAAGTAATTTCACATTAGGATTAACCAATCCATCCACCCAACAAGATATGTTGAAATTGGAACAACTCCAATCCAAAATTCAACTTTATAGAGACGCTGTTACGGATCCAGGTAATGGTATTCAAGCGGTTTCCGCTTCATGGGCTAAGAAGCATATTCTTGGATTTAGTGATGAAGAAATCAAATTAGATATTCAACAACAGAGAATTGAAAAGGCGGTTGCTAAGGAGCTTGAAGAAACACCTAATGTCATCACGAAAACAGGATTATTTGATAATATTGACAAACTTTATGGTAACGGAAAACCAAAAGAAGGTGGTGAAGCTGGTGCGGGTGAGGAAACCACACCAGGTGGAGGTGAAACAACTTCACCACCAAGTTTAGGAGGATTAGATTTGGGAACACCATCACCTGATGCGGGTGGAACAGAAACACCAGAAACACCCGCACCTGAAGCGGGAGGAGAAGTAACCCCTGAATCAAGAGATCGAGACGAAAATTTAATTTTGGAAGAGGATATGATACAGGGTAGAGTTGAATTGAATTTTAACAAAGCAAAAAAATCAATCTATGAAATTGATCAGAAATTGAACGAGTTATTAAAATCATAATATTTATTTAGTATGAAAACATTAGGAAGTTATATTACAAAATTTGAGAATAATCTCGTGGAAGGTTACAAAACAAATACCTTTAAAAAGTCATTGACTAAATTCAAGAATGAAGTTCTTAAAAATAACGACCTAAAAGAGGCGACAAATATTTATTATGAACTCTCATCAAAAAAAGGGTATGATAAAGAATTTGCCGAAATGTTTTTGGTTGAATCAATTAATAGATTGAAAGAAATTTATAAGAGTGAGAGAATTCAAGATTATTTGACCGAAGGTGAAAATAACTACACCCAAATAGATGAACTAATATTTTCAAAAAATCTTGAAAAGAAAGTAAAAAATAGAATTTCTATTATTGAAAACCTACAACAAAAACAAGAAATTACTGAAACAATTTACTTACCACTATCAATTCAAGTAGATATTGCAAATTCCAAAATAAAACCTTTGTTGGAAAATTTGTCTGAAGAAGAACTTTCTTTATTAAAAGAAATGAAAGAAATATCAGATAAAGATTTGGTGAATTTGGTTATAGAAACTAAAGAAGAAATTATGAATGTTTTTGAGAAAAACTCAATCCAAGAAAACAAACTGGATGAACTCAAAAATAAATTAGGATCATATGACAATTCCCACCGTTCGTTATTCGAACTCAGAAGATTTTTGAATGAGTTGGTTTAATTGTTATTAAACTTCTGATTCACATAGATTGCTTTGTTCATTTTCTCTCTGTTGATTTCGGAATCTTTTTTATATTCCTTGTTTTCCCAAAGATTTTTATGAATTTGAGTCTTATAAATTTTATATTTATAAGTCTTCAAAGCCGCCTCTATGTTTTTTTTGTTTACAGGAACTATGATCATAGATTGTTAATTTCGTAATGATAAATACTATCCTATTTTTCTAAATTTTGACAATACCCCCTTTTTTTCATATAATTTTGTAAAAATAAACAATTATTATATGAAGGGATTTTATGAAGAAGGGTAAATCAATTAAAATAAGTGGATTTAAAGATTATAAAATAAACTATGGAACGGTAGATTTTAAATCAATGAAATCTGTTTATTTGGTGATACAATCTTGGGTTGAACCAATTATGGATCTTGAGTCTTGGTCGTCAGTTGTCAATACATTAAGAAGAGATATTAAACACAAATTGTTGGATGCGATTGATTCAACAATATTTAACGGAAGAACAATTGTGGATTTAGATTTGAGAACATCAGGAATTCAAGAAGGTAAAAGGAGTTTTATGAATTTGGAAATTACCTTGTTCTTGGATGAGTACATAGACTTCAAATCGGAAGATTTAAAGAAATCTCTACAGAATATCTGTAAACACATAATTAGAAATAGTTTTAGATCAAGTAGGTATTTTTCATTTCACTTATCGAAATCTTCACCACAACTCAAATTAATCTGCTGAATCATATTTATTTATATGATTGAAAAATTTCTTAAGATTTCAAACGAAGTAGGTGTTCTTAAACTTATAAATACATATTTTTTGGGAGATGCTGACCTTTTCATAAAAACTCTCACAAAAAAAGGGGAAAAAGTTCCTATAGGTTTATTGAAAGAACTTTCTTGGCTTGGTTTCACAGATAGTTGTATTAGATACTTGGAATCGGTTGACAGAGATGAACTTGAGAAGTTTATCTTAGAAATGATGAATGGAGATTCGCAAATATTGTATATATCTAAAGTGGATGATCGGTATATTTGGGAGGCGAATGTTTGGGATTTAATTTCATTAATTGAGTTGGAAAGTGTTTATTTCGTAAGATATTTTTTGGAGCGTGATGAAATAGATTTTAATTATAGTGAACGAAAATTCATCTCAAAAGAAAATGAAAAGAAAATTAACACACTTGAACTCAAATCCAAAAAGAGTGAGCATTTTTCTCAATATTTGAAAATTAAGGAAATTCTTGAAAAGAGTATGAATAAAGTATTTTACGAAGAAGTAAAAGATATGATATACGAAAAATTTGCTAAATTTTTTGGAACGGATCAAAATTCAATAGTAAGGAAATTTATTCCTCCCGATACGGTTGTTTTCGAAATAGATATTACAAACACTATAAAAGAGCTGGTGGAAAAAACATTGGAAATTTCACACTCGAATCAAAAAAAACGTTATTCAAAAGATTATGTGTGGGAGGGGGGTTCATTTGCACATAATTTAGTAAAATATAAAGGTGAAATCATATTTCCCCACGAATTTTATTATGAAGAGGGTCTGAAAGAAGGTGAAAAACTATTCAACAAAGAATTAGGTGAGTTTTTGGATACAGAATTACAAAAACTATAAAATCAATAATATTTATATATAAAAAAATATGAAAGAAAATTTGAGAGTTCTTGAAGCTCACGAGTCGGGTAAAGGTATATTGGTTGAACACGACGCTGGATATATATCACCAACACATCCTGAAAATCAAAAAATAATAAATGAATCAAAAAGTCTAAGAGATCATTCAAAACCATTTATTTTTTACGCCGTTCTTCAAAAATCTGATACTCCAAACAGAAACGGAAGATTATATCCTGAAAAAATATTGAGAAGGGAAGCTGACAATTATAAAAGAATGATTCAAAAGGGAACATCCCTTTCCGAACTCAATCACCCTGAATCTTCAATTGTAGATTTGGAAAGAGTGTCACATATTATCGATGATGTGTGGTGGGATGGAAAAACTTTGATGGGTAAATTGAGACTCCTCACCTCACCAGGTTTTCATGAAAGAGGGATTGTCTCAACACCAGGTGATATTGCGGCAAACCTTATGAGACAGGGTTGTACGATGGGTATTTCATCAAGAGGAGTTGGCACTCTTAAGAAGAAGGGGGAACAAAATGAAGTTCAAGATGATTTTGAACTTATTTGTTTTGACCTCGTTTCTTCACCTTCAACACCTGGAGCATATCTTTTTGACAAACCTGAAGATAAAAATAACTACGAAGAAAATATAGAAGAAGAAAAAAATCTTAGAAAACCTGAATCGGAAAAAGGGATGGGTAAATCACTTGATTTAATGAACAAACTTTCCGACTTTTTGGGGAGATAAAACTTTATATTATGGATGAGAAATATTTTATTGTAAAAATCCAATTTGAGACCGTGGATATCCAAACAGGAAAAACCAAAAAAACACGGGAAGAAAAATTGGTGAGGGGTTACAATGTAACAGATGTGGAAGCAAAGGTTACAAAACTGTTTGAGAAATCAACAGAAGATTGGAGAATCACAAGTGCCACGGAAAGCAAAATCAACGAGGTAATCGAGAAATAAAAGGAGGTGAAAACCTCCTTTTTTATTTATATCTTTTCAATATAACACAAAAACAGAATTTTTCTATATATCGGTATATTTATTTAGAAAAAATAAATCTACTAAAATAGAAAATGAGCAAAAAAGAAATTTTATTGGATGATACACTTCTTCAGTTGAAAAACTTGGAGGAGTCTATCTCAAAAAACACAAAAGGAATACTTGCTTCAGTAATGAAGGAAGAAATCGCATCTTTAGTAAAAGAATCTTTAGGTGATGACACCGAAGAGGTTAAAGAACAGGTTGAAGACGATGAACTCGAAATGGATCTCGGAGACGAAGGAAGTGAAGAGGAAATTGAATTTGACATGGAAGACGAAGGTGATGAAGAAGAAATGGACGTTGACCTTCCTGCGGAATTCGGTGACGAAGAATTAGACTTCGACATGGAAGACGAGTTTGAAGGAGAAGACGAAGATTTGGTCGACATCACAAATATGAGTGACGAAGAACTCGTAAAGGTTTTCAAATTGATGGGTGATGAAGATGGAGTCGTTGTTCAAAGAGAAGACGATGAAATTCACCTCAAAGACGAAAACGAAGGTGTAGAATATGAAATTCAATTAGAAGGTGAAGATCTCGAACTTGAAGAAATGATGGACATGGAAGAAATGGAAACCGAAGAAGAGGTTGAAGAAACTGAAATGGATGGTGAAGTTTCAGAAATGGAAACTGTCGATGAAGAAGAAGTGATGTACGAAATTGAATTTAACGAAGAAGAAGACGAGGAGGAAGAGGAAGAAGTTGAGTTAGAAGAAACTTACGAAGAGGCTCACGAAGGTGAGGCACACAAAGAAGAAGCCAAGGAAGCGGCTAGAACCTTGGGTAATGGAAGAGCTTTTGGAAGAAAAGGTTTACCAAAACCAAAAGCAGGACCTTTTAATTTAAAAGAGGTTGAATCTTACAAAAGACAAATTGCTAACCTCAAAGAAAAAAATGAGGAATACAAAAAGGCACTTGATCTTTTCAGAACTAAATTAAATGAGGTTGCCATTTTCAACTCAAATTTAGCTTACGCTACAAGATTATTCACTGAACACTCAACAACCAAAAAAGAAAAAATTAACATCCTTAAGAGATTTGATAATGTAGAAACTTTGAAAGAATCAAAGAACTTATACAAGTCAATCAAGAATGAATTGGTTGGTTCAGAAACCGTTGTAACCGAATCAGTGGCTAACAAAGTACAAAAAACACCACAGAGAGGTTCAACAAATCTCGTTGAATCAAAAACATATGAGAACGCACAGTTCCTCAGAATGAAAGATTTGATGAACAAAATAAATAAATAAACTAAACAAAAAAAAAATTAATATGGGAGCATTATTAGAAAGTGGTTTAGTTGGTAACATTGGTCTTAAGCACCTTAAAGTTATCAAAGAAGACACTATAAACAAATGGGACAAATTAGGATTCCTTGAAGGGTTGGGTGGTCACTTAAAAGAAAACATGGCTCAACTTTATGAGAACCAAGCGTCTCACTTAATCAACGAAGCGGCATCAACAGATTCATCAGGTTCTTTTGAAACTGTTGTTTTCCCAATCATCAGAAGAGTTTTCTCTAAGCTTTTGGCAAACGATATCGTTTCTGTCCAAGCGATGAACTTACCTATCGGTAAACTCTTCTACTTCGTTCCTAAAATTCAGGGATACACCGGATCAAGCGGTTATCATTATCCACCAGTTGGTTCACCACAAGCTGCTCAATCAGGATTGGACAACCCTAACCAAGGGTATTCAACAGGTAAAAACCTTTATGATAGATTCTATGAAGGTAATGAGGCGGCTTTAGATCCTCCCGGATTGTTTGACTATTCAAGAGGTGCTTTCACATCATTTACATCTACAGCGGTTGGAACACAAGCTTGGAGTAGTGGTGAGTTAGTTTCATCAGGATACGGAGCTGGTGAATATAGAAAAGTCCTTATTGCACTTTCAGGATTTACCAACGGAGGTTATGGAAAACTTTTAGGTCCTGATGGTAACTTGGTTGATAATGAAACCTTCCTTTCGGATCTTAGAGTTAACGCTAGAACCGCTGCGGGTGGTGCTTTCTCTGGTGCTGGTTCGGGTGACCTTCTTTTCAGAGTTGTAACTCAAAAATATGGTAAAGGTATTGTGCAATACGGTTCTCAAACAGCAACTGTTTTTGGAAATACTAATACAGCTAACGGTGGTACATTTGATAGTATTTGTGATGCGGACGGAAAAATTTATTTAGAAGTCGATCTTCAAGTCCCATGTTCAATTGGTGCAGGATCATTTGACGGTTATTCAGGTTTAACTACTACCATTGCAGGATCGGCGGTTGCCGGTTCCGCATTCACCGCAACATACAGAATTTATCAGGAGCTCGAATTCGAAGATCAGATCGGTGAAGTTTCTTTCGACCTCGAGTCAGTCACTGTTTCTGTTGGTGAAAGAAAATTGAGAGCACAATGGTCACCTGAACTCGCTCAGGACGTTGCGGCTTTCCACAACATCGATGCTGAGGCTGAATTGACAGCATTGTTGTCAGAACAAGTTGCAGCTGAAATCGATAGAGAAATCCTGAGAGACCTTAGAAAAGGTGCGGCGTGGAACTTAAGATGGGATTACAACGGATGGAAGAGAGGTACATCCGCTAACCCATTGACACAGTACACACAGAAGGATTGGAACCAAACATTGATCACTGCGATCAACCAACTTTCTGCACAAATCCACAAGTCAACTTTGAGAGGTGGTGCTAACTGGATCATCGTTTCTTCTGAAATTTCAGCAATTTTTGATGATTTGGAATACTTCCACGTTTCAAACGCGGCTCCTGAACAGGATCAGTACAACATGGGTATCGAAAGAGTAGGTACACTTTCTGGAAGATATCAAGTTTACCGTGACCCATACTTCCCACCAAACCAAATCTTGATTGGTCACAAGGGAACGTCATTACTTGACACAGGTTACGTTTACGCACCATATGTACCCCTTCAGTTGACACCAACTATGTATAACCCATTCAACTTCACCCCAATCAAGGGTATCATGACTAGATACGCTAAGAAAATGGTGAACAACAGATTCTACGGTAGAATCACTGTTGATGGTGTTAGAACATTCGACCTCAACGAATTGAGATAATTAATTTGTAGTGTAAAATAGAAAAGGGAACTTCGGTTCCCTTTTTTTATTGTTCTGTTTTATGAAGATTTCGTATTGATTTTGATATAACTTCAGCCTCTTCCAAAGTCAAAATCCCCCTCTTCTGAGCATAAACACAACATTCAATAAGGCAAAATAAAGATTGATCATAATTCAAATTATCAATAAATTTTTCTAAATCCGATACCGAATAGTAATTTATCGAGTTAAATAATGTACCTATTGGTTTTTCTTCTTCTATGTTCTCCATAGGTAAAAAATACAATTTTTGTAGATATTTATCAATAAAAAAGTATGTCGCAGTTAAAAGAAGATTTAGCAGTTTGGTTTGGAAAGAAGAAAAAAGGAAAAGGATCAAAACAACCACAAGGTCCGTGGGTTAATATATGTAGAAAAAAAGAAGGGGGAGGGCATCCTCCTTGTGGAAGAGAAGAGGGTGGCCAGAGAGGTTATCCTGTGTGTAGAGCAAGATCTGTAGCATCGAAGATGAGTGAGGAGGAAAAGAAATCGGCCTGTGCAAGAAAAAGAAATAAAGAAAAGAAAGACCCTCAAACAGGTAAAGGTCAAAAACCAACAAGAATACAAATTAAAGGATATAAAAAAGAATCAGTTATGGAAAAACCAATTTTTCAATGGACAACACTTAACGAAAACAAAACCATCCTCAGTGAAGGTATGACATATCATATTGAAAATCACATTCCTTTACATGAGAATGTTTTCAGGATGGGGTCTGAAAGTTATTTTTCATTATTTAGAGAAGCTAGAAGTTTGGGTTACGAAAACTTCACGAATTCTATCGATAGATGGTTAATCAAAAACACTGATATTGGAATTTTCGAATTATATGAAGACGAATTGGTTCCTTTGGATATTCCGATGTTATATGAGGCCGAATATCAGGGTAAAAAAGTTCAATTAAACAAACCCATGAGAGGTGGAAGTGGAGGTAAAAAATTTAAGGTTTATGTTAAGGATCCCAAAACAGGAAATGTTAAAAAGGTTTCATTTGGTGCTGCAGGTGGTGGTGGATCTTTGGCTGTTAAACTCAAAGATCCCGCAGCTAAAAGATCTTTTGCGGCTAGACACAAATGTCACACAACAAAAGACAAAACAACTGCGTCCTATTGGGCTTGTAGATTACCGAGATATGCAAAGTCTTTGGGTTTAAGTGGGGGTGGAACATGGTGGTAAACCCTTATTCTGAAGAAGTTCGAGATGATGTAATCCTTCGTGTATTCAAAGAAGAAGTGGAGAATGAAGAACTTGTTTGGCATCGTGATCGTAGAGACAGAAAAGTAGAGATTATAGAATCCAATAAGTGGTATTTTCAATTCGAAGATCAGTTACCTATAGAGATGAAAAAAGGGGATGTATTGAACATCCCCAAAGAAAGTTATCACCGAATTATCAAAGGTAATAATGATTTAATTGTTAAAATTTTTGAGTATTGAACTTTTTTTGTCTTATTGAATAATTTTTTGTTGAAAAAAAGTCTTTGTGGTATAAATTAAAGTAATCCACTGCTGAATCTGCACTTTGTGCTTCTGTTTCGTTGATAACTTTTCCGTCTTTCAGTAATTCGTAGGTTTTGAAATTCATTGGTCAAAATCTTTCCAATAAATACTCCATATCGTGTAAAAATTACATCAATTGAAGTTGTATTTGAAACTAAAATTCATTGTTGATCCGAATCTTGTTTCTTGCCAATTGTTATCAACTTCATCTAATTTTTCATTACCGTTGAGGTCTTGGAACATCACCAAATCCTGCGATAATAAATCTCTAATATTCATTTTAAATTCCAAGTTGTCAAACTTTTTGGAAACTTGTAAATCAATTAAATTTCTTCCATTTTCCCAAACTGAAGGTTCTTGCACATTCCCAACCACAAATATTCTTGGACCCACCACATTGTATGTTGTGGATAGATTCCAACCGTTTGGTGTATTGTAAAATAGTCCAACATTATATACATATGGTGATTGACCTTGTAATGGTCTCCCATCCTCCGATCCTGCAAAACCATTCAGATTGACCTTGGAATCAATCAATGAAATATTGGAACTTAAATCCAAATTTTCTATCAAATTTACTTTCCCCTCTATTTCAACCCCTCTGATATATGCTGATTCAACATTCGAATAGTAAATTTCGGGAGCTCCTGAAACACCGGTTCTATTAATGGCCTCTATGGGATTTGTTAAATTCTTATTAAAAAATGAAACAGAGATGATTTCACTCAAGTCGGGATAATATTCAAACCTAATTTCTTGGTTGTTAATCCTCGTTCTTTCAAGATAAGGATTCCCCGTGATTATATTATCTTGTATGAAATTATAAAAGGTGAATGGTGCAAGTTCTCTGAATTCAGGTCTTGAGACACTTGTATATACCGAAGATCTTACTTGTGTTTTTTCATTTATAGAATAAACCAAGTTCAATGAGGGTAAAACATCCGTTACATTACTATTGATGTGGATTGGTTTGTTCGAACCAAATTCTGTGTAATAAAAATTCTGATTGTAATTTTCCAATCTCAAACCACTTATCAATCTCAAAGACCTCCATTTTGAATCTAATGAAATATAACCTGAATTCAGGTTGGAGTTCGCGTTATAACTATCATCCACATTTGTTGATTCATCAAGTTTAAAACCACCCATCCCATTGGATAAATCACCCATATTCTCTTGTGAGAATATTTGACTTGGATCAAGTAGTAGAAGAGAACTATCAAACACCCCACCTTGAGGTCTGTATTGTGAATACCCTAAATTCCGTGACACAAAATTTCTTTCTCTGTATTGATGATATGAACCGAACTTAACTTCGTTCTCCAGTTTCAATAAAGAAAAACTACGAGACCAATCAAATTTCCCTGAATAAAGATTTTCGTCAGAATATGACCAAAACATATTTCCCGCAGCGGTGGGTATGGTTCCATTGGTTTGAATTACAGCTGCGTATTGTGAATTTGGATCTTCTTCAGTAAGGGAATATTTTCTATACACAATTCTTCTCAAGTTTGGAATGTCTCTTTTCACATTGTTATAACCCAAAGTCCAAACAAGTTTCGATTTATCAAAAGTATGATTTCCAATTAATTGTTGTGATAAAAAATTATTTTGTGTATACCAAAAATTGGTTGATCTTTCCCATTGCCTTGGGTCATTATCCATTTCACGAACTCCGATTCTGACATTCACTCTGTCTTCAGAATTTATTGTATAAAAGTTTTTTAATTTGATTGTATGATTCGGATTTAACAACAATGAAAAATTCAAAAGACCACTGTTTGCAATTGTTTGAACAAATACTGAATCGTTCAACTCCATCTTTTGAACAACTCCGAGTTCTTGTTCTTCAAAATCTCGTCTTGTGGTTGTGGTTGTATTGTATTGGTTTGAGTAGTTATATGCCCCAGCCACAAGTAATGTTCTATTCCCGATTGAATAATTTCTACCAATCGTATATTGAATTGTTGAAGAAGGGGGTGCGACCCTATAATGTGTTGACCAATCTGTTTGAATGAGTGTTGCAAGGGTTGCTCTTTCTTGTCTTGACAAATTCACAAATTCCGATGTATTCGGAATATTATCAGGTAAACACCTGAATTCAGAACCCAAACCCAAAATATCCATCGGACTTCCTTGATATGTTCCGAATCTCTGAAATGATGTCATTCCATTGACGGAGGTTCCAATCTGTAAAGTTTGATATGTAATTTCTTTTGGTTCAGTCGTGTTGATGTTGATCAAACCACCGGTAAATTCCCCCGAAAGATCTGCAGATGCTGATTTATTGATATATAAATTATCAATCATATTGGATGGAAAAAGATCAAAAGAAAATGCTCTTCTATCCGATTCGGTGGATGGAAGTGGAGATCCGTTAATTAATGCAAAGTTATACCTATCATTTAGACCTCTGACAATCACGAATTTGTTTTCTTGAATCGTCACCCCACCTACGCGTTTAAATACATCAGAAGCTCTTGAATCAGGTGTTTTACTGAATGTTTCTGACGAAACTCCATCAATAACCGATGCTGATTTCCTTTGAAGGGAAACCATTTGTGTTGCCGATTGTTGATTTGCTTGAGCAACAACCGTTGCTTCACCTATTTCCATAAGGGTGGATTTCAAAGAAATATTCAAAACCCCATCCCGATTAACCAAACTTATATTTTGAATTTGATTATCATATCCGATAAAACTCACCCGAACATCATAATTTCCCGATGGAATTCCTTTGATCACAAAATTACCATCCAAATCACTCATGGTTCCCTTACCGAGTTGTTCCACATATATCGTTGCACCAATCAACGACTCCCTTGTTTGAGAGTCGTTGACCGTGCCAGATAAATTATATTGGGAAAAACAACCTAATGAAAAGAATAAAAATATAAGTAGGTTAAAATATCTCATTTCACTTATTGATTACAACCTTCTGGACATCATTTGATGTTTGAACGAAATAAATCCCGTTTGAGAAGTTTGTGGTGTTAATTGTTACAGGTGCAAAATCTTCATAAACTCTTTGACCAACTTGGTTTGTGATAACAATTGGAGTTCTTTTTGGAGAAGTGACAATCAAGAAATCTGAAGTAGGATTTGGATAAACATTGAACGTAACTTCATTTTGATCTTCGACACCAATGACAATTGGATTTGCAAGAAGTGGGTGGGTAAAGTCAGCTCCGAGGGCGAGTGAACTATTTTCACTCAATCTAGCATCAGGTGTAATCCCAAGATCAACAAACAAATCAACCCAATCAATTTGATCAATGGTTGTAAGTGAATCATTGTAATTTACACCAAAAAAGGAATTATAGAAATCTTCAGTCCCTGAAACACAATTTGATCCAACGGGAAGATCTGATAAAATATTGTGAGCAAAAACCAAATTACCTGTTTGAAGATTTACTTGAGTTGAAATACCCTCAATTGACACCCCCTTTTCCCATCCCGAGACAAGTGAATTGAAAATAGATGTTGAGGTATTTCTTCTCAATCTGAAAGCCTTTTCAAAAGTTTCTCCAACAGGAAGGTCTTCTGTGTTATTATCACCTTTTGGACCAACCAATGTCACATTTGAAAATACAGGAGCGGTTTTGGGAGTATTTTCAGACCCTTGACCATCATTGTCTGACTCAAAAGCGTTTGAATCTCCAACCGCGTCATACATAAATTTGTTTCTGATGGACAAAAGAAATTGATTTTTACCTCTGTAACCAAAGTCAGTATCAAAGTCATCATCAATACCACTGTAAGCGATGAGGTGTTTTCCATTTACAGTCCCACCAAACCACTCAAAGGAGTCATCTCCCGAATATGAAACTTGAACAAAATCAACTAAAGTCCCCGACCCAACTGATCCAAAGGTAAGACCGTTAATCTCTTTGTTCGGTTCAAGAGCAATACCACAGAATTCAATTCTTATATACTTTATAACACCCGAATTGTCAGAATCATCCGTTCCACCATATTCTGTGTCTAAAGAGGCGGGAATTCCTTCAATATTTGCAACACCACTTGGTTGATTATTGATTGCGTTTCCCAAAATTACCAAACCACCCCAATCACCTTCTGCTCTTTCACCTACAGGTTGGTTCGAAGTAAAAACAATCGGACTGGATTGAGTTCCTTCTGCATAAATTTTGGAACCTTTAGTGATAATCAAAGTTGCCTGAGTTGATGCATCACCACGAATAATTGTTCCGGGTTGAATTGTCAAAGTAGCACCATTTTTTACATAAATTTTGTTTTGAATCTCAACAACACCCCCGATGGTTGTATTTGTTGTAATATCTGAATTTAGAACCATAGATGGGGTTGGATATTCGGTATTTTGTGGATCCCAATTCGACCAACCGTAAGTCCAATCTGTTGCGGAAGTATTATCCGTAACAGGAAAAGCTCCTTTGTAATTTACATAATCCCAAGTCCATTCTTGGGCGTTTGCGGCAAAAAGACCCATAAATACCGCGAGGGTCATCAAAATTTGTTTTCTCATAATCATCTTTTTTTTATTTTATTGTAAATTATACGAATATAATTACAACAAGACAAAGCAAGGTTGTTAAGAGAATGTTAAGTAGTAAATAATATTTTATTATTTTTTCCCCCTACAATAAGAACCAGAACATCTTTTTTTACCATCAAGACCTGCAATTTTACCTTTACAGACTTGAACCGCATATCCATTTGCGTAAGCACTTGGATAAACATCATATTTGGACTTCGCCGCAGATATTCCACGAGCACATAATTTGTTTGATTTTTTCTTTTTTTCAGTGAGATATGCCTCCAAAAGAAATCTTCTCATAATTTCTTTGAGATCGTCACTTGTTAAATTGATTCTATTCATTTTTTATTTACAACTTGAAAGTTTATTTCGTTTTTATATGTGACAATATTATTATTTTGGTTTAGTTGTAAATCGATAAAGTATTCGTTTGGAATTTTATCTCTCATATCCAATAGGAAGAAATATTCTTCAGGAGTTCTGTTGAGTTCTGTCCAATCTGTTACTTGAACCTCGGTTTGACCCTCCTTTACATAGATCCTGTATTGAATATCTATATCGTCAACAATATGTGATTTTGTATAAGCTCTTTTAGGTATTACTGAAATTTTTCTTTGATCTGTGTTCAATATTTTTTCTGAATATTTAACACCGTAGAAAGTAAATCCATACTCTTGGGTGTTTGGTAAAGAAGTATCATATTGAAGACTATCTGTAAATGATTTTAGTTCAAATTCATTTTCAATATCATTAAGATTATTTCCATTATAAACTAATCCTGTCCATTTATCAGAATAAAGACAATTTAAAGAACCTCCTGTGAATGCGGGAACTGTTACTGTATAAATTCCTTTTGTAACTCGACATGAGGACAGACCTGTTAAACCAGAAAGAGCGTCACCATTTGGATCTAAAATATTTACGGTCGGATTTGAATCCAAGTTAATTGGAGAACCATTTTTGGAAATATACAAATAAAGATCATTTGATGTTCCTTCGGTAAAGTTGGTTCGACTGTCATTTATAATGTCATCCCATTTTGAATATAAGAATGGTTCATAAAAAGTCTGAGTGTGTCTTGTGAAGAATCCAACCGAATATGACTCACTCAACCCTGTTAGGTTTTCGACTTGTGGGACAAATGCGATTCCCCACCCTACACTATCAGTTGTCCCACCTGTTAATATATTGTTTATCTCATTTGTCATATCAAATGAAATATCCTCATCACCAAATTCGAAATGTTGTGTATCAACTATGGTAAGTGCTGAATAATTGACCAATCCACCTGTTCCTGAATTATCGTTAATATAAATTCCATCAGTACTCCAATCATTTATTAATTCTCTTTGGAAGTAATTTGATGGTCTCAAAGAATACGCTTTATCGGTTAGATCGAAGTCGTCAGTTGTGTTTTGAACATAGTCATAACCAACCCCCTCATCCCAACTTTGTGTAGTTCCTGTAGCACCTGCGGATTTGGGTATTCTGAATAGAATAAGGTCGAATGATGTTGCCCGTCTTCTTCCATCACTTGTTGTTTCATTTAACAAATCAGAAAACGCAGAACTATTGGTCATTCTCAATTCATGAGTGATGTTGGTATTACAACCAAAATTCAAATATCCATCGGTTATTTTTTCTTCTAAACCCGTTAAATCTAAATCAAAGATAAATCTTGAGAAGTTTTTTGTTCCGATTGCGGGAAAGTTTGAACCAAAAAATAATTCAGTAACAGGATTTCTTCCCGTATTTACTTCTGAATTGAATAAAATGGTATTATTTCTTTTAAAATACGAACGATAATCAGACATATTGATATTTTATTTATAAATATCAATTTATCTTGAAGTTCTGACTTAAAACTTTTTGATATGCGTCCATCATTTTTTTCATCAGTTCTGTTGTCGTGGATCCATTTGTTGTGGTTGGAGTTGGTGGTAATCCATGAAAGGCATGAACATGAGTTATTAAGTATTGTATGATATAATTCAATAATTCCAATAACTCTTCACCCCTCACCATAGATGAAACATTTCCATCAACATTTTCTGAAATAAAATCCCCCGAAACACCATAATTTGTTCCCTCCAAATTAATTTGTTTTTTTCCTGGTATTACGGAATTATGTGATAAAAAGTAAAATTTATCAGCTCCGAAAATCTGCACAGTTGAATTGTCCGATGTTGTTTTTACATCCTCCAAATTTATTAATTTTGGTTGAACAGGAGTCCCCTTTTTATTTTTGGAGAATATAAGACCAAAACCACCAAAAGTTTTAGATTCGGTCGTACTCAAAGACAAACCAACCTGACTTTGAAATGACAGAGCATTGACCAAAGAAAGAGGATCTGAAGTTTGTGTGGAAACATTTAATACATTTTGTGTCGGTCTATAGTAGAAAGGAAAAACATTACCAAGAGAAGGTGATATAGTTAAGGTAGAATCTTTGAAATTAGTCAATAATGTATTGATAAAATCAACAGCACCTGACATCGAAAGACCTTGGAAATTTTCAGTATATGCTAAACTTTTGTTTTGTATTTCGGTGTCCGGTAACACACTCTTAATTTTAATATTCTCACCTTCATTTATCCTGTAAAAATAAACACTACCTGTAAAATTTGATGAACTATTCAAATTCAAAATATCCCACTCAACAAGATAAACAAGATTTGCATCTGTTTGTTCTAATTTAATAAGTTTTTTTAAAGTTTTTTCCGAAGATGTTGTTTCAAGATTAGATAATTGAATGAAAGACCTTCTTGGGTTTTCATAAGGGAAGGTAGATCCATTTGCATTTCTTAATCCGATTGATTTTGATTTACCAGAACGAAGAATGATGTCTTCATCTTTTAGAACAATATCTGTGTTGTATCTTCCAAGGATTGCAATATCTTCGGGGTTTGGAAATATGGATTGAGTCTTCGGGTTTTTATAACTTCCGTCGGGGTTTTTGAGGTCGGGAGACATTTTATTTCTATCCCCCGTATTCAATAAAGTTTCCGCATTCGCTGAAACATCTTTGTATTGTAATGTGGGCGAAGAAATCGGACCTTGCATATAAAACTTATTCTTATCATCCTGAAATTCTGGATTGGAATAGACTATATGAACATACTCCCCAACTTTTGGGATTTGCCTGAAGAAATAAGGCATCAAAGAATTAAAAACGAAGGGGTCTTTTTTTGTCCAAAAATATTTTGAAGGAATGTCACCAGGAATATCATAAACCTCGTTTGGGAAATTTGCTTTTACAATGTCATTCACATACCTCGTTGTTGGGAATGCTCTTATCCTCCCCAACACAAGGGGATCATCCACCGAAACACATACACCAGGATAAATTATTTTTTTCGACATAATCAGACGTTGGTTCTTTGTTTATATTTATTTAACAATTCATTATAAACTGTTTCTGTAATCACCATATGTTCGGAAATTTTTTCAATAAATTTCATAGATTCATCATAATCTTTTCTCAATATATCCAATACCTCCGTAACTTTTTTGTTCGGAGAATTGTCAAAATCCGAAATTACGGATTTTATTAATTTTTGTTCTTGTTCTGTTATCATATCAGTTTTCCGAATAAAGATGCTGGTGATAGGTATGGTCCCGCAATCGGAACTAAAGGTTGTGAAGGTAATCCTAAATTAATTGTTGAGATTTGAACTTTTGAATTCTCATCCATCTCTCTCTTATATGAGCTTATTAATGAAAAGTCATGGATCAAACCTAAATTGGGGGAACCATCGGGTAAATCACCTGTTGGAAACCCGAGTTTATCCAATGTTTCTGTATGATTGTTAAATGCTCGGACCGCTGAAAACCCTTCTAATAGAGAAGAGAAAGCGAGTGCCGGTAACGGAATCCTCAATTTTGGAGCTAATAACCTTAATAATGTTAATAATTCATCAGTTATACTTCTACATCGTTTATAGTCACGAATAAGATTGACAACAACAAAAGCAATAGACAAAAGTTTCGTTATTATAATAATATAAGTATTTTTACTTTTTTCACTAATGTCTTTGTTGAGATTAACTATCAAATTGTAAATTTGTTTTTTTATCAAAACGACTAACACTTCCTTAAATTTAGCTTGAATTTCCGAAATTAAAACAACCATTATATTTCTCATTTCTTTGAGAAAACTTCTAAAATCTTCTACAGCATCAACAAAATTTTGTTTAAGGGCTTTGAACATTATGAATATTGGTAACAAAACTTTGGGACTAATCAAAGACATAGTTATGATCTTCGGTAACTGTTTGATAATTTCTAAATTCAGAACAAGATTAAAATCAATCGTTGGTAAGTTAGGACCCCACTCTGGATTCTGTGAAATATCCTTGATACTCTCTAAAAACTGTTCTTGTAATTCCTCATCAGTTTTATCAGAAGCATTTTCCCATATGTTTAATATGTTATTAACAACTTGGTTATAATCTACGGGCAATTTTAAGTTTCCACAATCCTCAAACTCAACAACACGGTTTATGGTATTGTTGATATCATTATCTACATCCCTTAATTCGAATTCTGTGAGTTCAAAAAAAGAATCATTAATTTCTTCCAATATGGAAACTTTTGAAGTACCACCAACCTCTATTTCTTGTGTATTGTCAAAACATAAACCAAGTATTCTTTGAATTATCTTCAGAGCCACTGACACATCCTCCAATTTTTTTGACCCAACCTCCAAGTCCATATCTACGGACGAGGTAATTATATTCATTGCGTTTTTTACGATGTCTGAAAAATCAAATATTTTTATCGATTGGTAATAATCAACTAAAAAATCAGCAACTAAAGTTGGCGAATTTAATTTTGGTTGTAAAGTAATTTCATAGAAATCACCGAAATTTCCCGTGTTTTGATCTTGAACAACATATTTTATATCAAAAAGATCTTGGTTCGAAAAACCTTTGTAGAATTGTCCATATTGTTCCGAATAAGACTGATTACTTTGAGTTCTGTTATATAACTCCCTATTCATAGAAAAAGGGTTGTTCTGAATAGATAAACTTTCTTTTTCATACAGAATCTTTGTTTTATTATCATCAGGAGAGTATTTCAGATAATCTAATAAATCAATCGAATCAATTTTAATGTATATTTTTTCGTTGGGTATGTATTGTTGTTCTTGTTCACAACCCAAGGCTTTTATAGTAGAATCAGTAAGAAGTGTTGGAAGTTGATTTTTAACTTCCCTTGCAGCATCAAACATTGCCTTAAGAAGAATATCGACAGTTTCATTACCACTCTCGGGATTCCTTACTAAATCGATTAATTTATCATATTGGTTTTTGACGGCAGACGAATTATAGGCTTCAGATGCTTTTCCTTTGGCCGATTTCAGAGATTCAGAGAAAAACTTGTCACTTACAGTTTCAGCGTCTCCAGCTTTTTTTTCAATATCCTTTATTTGTTTGGATATTTTTTTGTACTTTTGACCACTTTTGATCTTACTCTTTATCTCACTAAATTCGTCGTTTAAATCAAGTGCCATTATTTGAGATGGTATTTACCATCGTCAAGTTTGTCTATGTCTTTCCCAATCAAATTTTGAAGAACATCATCATCAATTTCACTCAAACTAAAGTTTTCTTCACTATTATTGTTAGATTTTTCCCAAATTTGAGATTGAAGTTTTGACAAACTTAATTTTTTCTCGATGGTGTCATTTATTATTTTTTGTTGTTCTTTGATAATAGGTCCGAGAACTGTAAGATCCTCCGCGTCTTTCATCAAAGAAGCCATTTTGTTCTGTAATCTTATGGCTGTATTTCTTTGCTCAACCAATTCGTTGTAAATTTCTTGCATCAATCCCAAGATGGAATCCTTGGATAGTTTGATTTCTTTTCTACGAGGTTTTGTCATATATATAATTATTCAGAATTCAATTTATTTAGGAATTCAAAATAAAGACCCCTGTATTTTTTAATTGAACTTCTTACTTCTTTGGTTGACATATTTGTCATTTCACGGATGGATAACAAAATAACATTTTTGTTGAATTTGTTGTTGTCGTTTCCCAAAAAAACTCGTTCATAGTTCTTTAATAGTTCCACTAACGCATAACCCAACTTTATTTCGTTTGTGTTTAAATCTGATTTTTCGATAAAGTCCTCTAATTTTTCCACATACATCTCAATAATTTCCGTAGTCTCGACATTTTCGTATTCTAAATAATATATTAAGTCAGGACGATTTTCCAAATTGGATGAAATATCTTCATACGAGATTCTACGGTTCTGATCTTTTTGGTCTTTTATAATTTGACCCATAAGGTAATTCTTACATATGGTTCCAAAATAAGAATACGCTTTTTTGTTTTTTTCGGGTTTAAATTTATCAACTTTTGTTAATAAAAAAGAATGGGTATCACTGTGAATATCAGCAAAATCCATGTCTTTTCTATATAACTTATATCTTCTTATGATTGAGGAAATCATCTTATCCAAAGGTGCGTGGAGAAATTCATCATAAATACGATTCTTTTCACCCCACGATTTCGCTTCAAGGAACATGCGCACGGCATGTTCCTCTCTTTCTGCGAAATAATTCTTTTCTTTTGGCTTTCGCCCTTTTTTTACCTTTTCTGTGTTAGTTGTCGCTGAGGCTGGGTTCATCCACTAATTCAGGTTCGTATTTTATTTCCCTATCCTGAATGAAGAAGTATTCTTTTTTTGCCACTTCCAACCAAAACTTTGCTTCATCAGGACTCAAGGGATTGTCACCGAACTTATAATTCCAAAAGATGGATCCCAATCTCATATTCGTATGTTTGTAACCAATTCTAGGAATGGTTCTTATTATTGCGGAATTATATGTCATTCTCATTAAGAATTCATATACAAATGTCAATTTCATAGACTCTTTAAAACCCCCATAGTTTAAGAAAGTTTCTTTTTTGATTACCATACCGCTACTTTGGAAATTTTGAAAACGAGCAAGAAGATCGTTTGTTAAAAGAGCGTAATCCAAATTAAAATTTGCAGCAAAGGTTGCTTCGTTGGTAAAACCAGCAAACTGATTTTTCTCATCAACATCTACAACAACAGGTAAGAAACCTTGAGAATCAGGATATGCGTTTTTGTGAATCTCGACATGTTTAAACCAAATTGCGGAATATTCATCATCAAATTCACAAAAAGAAACCCATTCATTTTTTGCCTTTGAAACTCCATAATTGACTTGTGATTGGAATGAAGGATCACCTTCAAATGTTTCAATTCTTACAATATCACTTAAATCTCCAAAATCATAGTCAGTCAAAAAAGTTTGTAGTGATTCCTCCTCTGTAGGAACAATCAATAATTCAGTTGGTAGTACCTTTTGATTTTTTATTGATTCGATCAATTTACCAAAGTAGTCATCGAAATCTTTACTCTTAGATGATTTGATTGGTAATATAATACTTGTATTTGAGGTTTCCATTATTCTACTTCTACGGGTTTAAGTTTATTAAGTTGTTGTTCTAAAGATTCTATTCTAGCATCTACATATTCATTGAAAAGATTCAAAGCGGTAGTATTGAATTTTTCTTCATTTTGATAATTTTGAGCGGTGATTATCCCTTCCTCAATCAAACCTTCAGAAACATTATCTTCCAACCAATTTTTGATATAGTCGGCCAAAATATCAACAATTTCAAAGTTATTGGTTGTCCAAATACCATTCTTTTCATTGATCCATTCGGGTTCAATGTAAGGGATTCTACCTATTACAGGAGTTCCTGTGGACATGGATTCAAGAGGGAATGTTCCAAAACTTGATTTCTCATCAATCCAAACCGAAACACACGCATCTCTCAATGGTTCGAAAAATTGATCCTGATTCATTGATCTCATATCTCTGAAAGTGAACCAACGATATTGTGGATATTTCTGATAAAAAGTTTTGATCAAATTTAAAGAATCTCTTTGTTCTCTTGAATGAATTGCAATAATTGGTTTTGCTGGTTTGTCTTTTTCAGTTGCATATTTTGACAAAGAGACTGGTAAAATATCTACAGAAACTCCTCTGAAAACATCACGAACTTTTTCAGCAAGTTTTTCCGAAGTTGTAAGACATTTATAAACACCAAAACCTGTCCAACTCTGACCTGGCTTCAAAGTTTCAAATATGTGGTCATATGCCTGAGTCAAAACAATTTTACCACACGGTAAGGATTGAACTTGTTCAATGATATAACCAAGTAATTCAGGAATAATTAGAAAATCCTCAACACCAACCTGTAGGTTTTGACCATTTACATAATTCTCTTCCAAATCCTCATAACCGTCACCCAACCAAGATTTATGGGATGTGAATCCCTTCTCTTCAAATAAGATTATGGCGTTCTTTCCATTCTCTTTAAGAGCTTTTGCAATATCATAAATGTATTTTATTGATGCCTTTGCATTACCCTTTGTATCTTGTACAAAAAAATAGAATTTGTTTGTTCCATTTTTTAGCGACAAGATTGTTTTTTCAATTTTTACTGTATTATCTGTCATCGTCTTCCGATTTTTTCAATATATTATCTTTAACTAAAGTATTAAACGCTAATTTAAATGGTATTGGAACATCACTTCCTCTAATTCCCATCGCTTCATCTACATCATCTTTTTCGGTCATTAAGACCTCGATCAAAAATTTATAAACTTCATAACTAACAACATTTATCGTCTGACCTTGTTCTTCATCATCCTTTGGATTCTTTGAATCGAAGTCAAGACGCAATTTTGTATCTAAATAATTCAAATCTAAATACCATTCATCACCAAAAATTTTAAACATTCAATATATTATTTTTATAATAATTTATAAACTCTTCCAAAGAGTAAATCTTTTTATCGTGTTCATAAGAGGAGTTCTGTTCATTTGAGAATAAAATTATGTGTTTCATCCATTTTTTATACTCAGTTATTAGAGCAGTGTTACAAGTTACCAACACATCAATGTCTTTGAAAATTTTATCAATTGTTTTGTTATTATAGAAAATAACCTCCTCAATTTCACATCCAAACTTGGATAGGAAAAAAAGTGTCGATGGTTTTGATTTACCAAACTCATCAGAAACAATTACGATTTCATTTTCATCCCTTAATTCCTTATAGATTTTATCCAAACTCACAAAGGTATTCATCTCAGTGGAGGGGGCATGACCAAAAATTGTCATGGGATTTTCCACATAAATGAAATCATAAAGTTCTTCGTCGGATTTGAACTTGAAGTGGTTTTTAATTATCTCGGTATTAATTGGTCTAACAACCTCATATTTGAAGTCATCCTCAACTTCTTCTACTCCGACCTCCAACTCCTCGACCATCAATTTTTCGTAAGTGAATTCCAATTTTTTAATGGTGTCCCGAAGAACACCATTCACTTCAAAAGCAATTCTCATTGTTCGTATTTATCCAATATTTTATTGATAAGAGGGTTACGAATAATATCTTTATTGTCAAAACTAAAAACACCAATATCCTCCACATCTTTGAACTTCATAAGTGCATCATAAAGACCTGAATGTGTTTTATCCTTATATCGGTCAGTTTGTTCCAAATCACCCGAAATAAAGAACTTACTGTTAAATCCAATTCTTGTTAAAAGAAGTTTCATTTGTTTTGGGGTGGCATTCTGACCTTCCTCAAAAATTAATATGGAATTATCAATATTCATACCTCTCATGTAAGCCAAAGCAAATACCTCAATGATCTCAACCTCCTTCAATTTTTCTCTAGCTTCTTTTCCGATAATTTTATTCATAAGGTAATAACTCGGAAAAATATAAGGATCTAACTTTTCTTCCACATTACCAGGAAGAGAACCAAGTTTTTCTTCTGCTTCAACGGCGGGTCTTACAATAATAATTTTTTCATAACCATTTTCGGGATCACATAAAAGATCTATCGCAGCTCTCATAGCAACAAATGACTTACCAACACCTGCAGGACCTGAACAAATCGTAATTTGATTCTTACAAAGAATATCATAATATTCCTTTTGAGAATCGGTCAAAAACTTTTTTCGGGGTCTTTTAGTTACAATTGAATTTATGAGATCCTTTTTATTAACATAAACTTCTCTTGGTTTAACTTCTTCTTTTTTTCTTTGCATTTTTTTTTATTATATACCGGTTGATCCGAACCCGTTGGCATTTCTGTCCTTCTCTGTCAAATCATCCACTTTATTCAAACTAACAGAATCACCATTCACAACAGGTGTTAGAACCACTTGAGCTATTTTCATACCTTTATGAATGCCAACTTCTATAGTGCTTGTATTATACAATATAACCTTAATTTCACCATTGTAACCAGAATCAACAGTTCCTGGTGAATTTAGAACAAAAAGACCTTTATTTAACGCTAGACCACTTTTGGATCTCACTTGTATTTCATATCCATACGGAATATCAAAAAACAAACCAGTTGAAATTATTGTTCTTGATCCCGGTGGGAGTGTGGTTTCTTGGTTTGACAAGAGATCAAATCCCGAATCACTACCATAGTGATATGATGGATCAGGATTTTCAGATTTATTGACAAATGAAAGACTCATTTTAGGTCTATAATTTTTCATTTGTTCCTCCAAATGATTCAATGTTTCATTGATTTTACTCTGATCAGATGACATATCCATTAAATCCTTGAGTACTGACATGGTACTTGTAAAGTTTTTTATATCTTTTATCATTTTAGTTCGAATATTTTTTTTATTATGTGAGCAAGTGCTACAGTATCTTTTTCACAATACTCAGAAATCACATCTAAATTCTTTGTTTTATAATATAATTCATTCAAGTTTTCACCTGTAATTTCCATTTCTTTTGGTGACTCAATACCCATACTCACACATAGAAGGTCAAGTGACCCGATAGAATAAGGGTTGTTATAATTCCAAAGATCCTTTGTGTCAATAGCCTTCACCTCCCAAGGTTTGGTATTATATATCGGGAAAATCTTTGGTGGTTTCATGTCGTTGATGACAAACCTTTTACCAAGAGTTGGTATGTCAAACAACTTAATATTATGACCACACATATAAAAATCCAATCGTTCAATACGATTGAACAAGGTTCTGATTTCATTCAGTAATTCAACCTCATCATGATTTGAAAAAGTAGTCTTATGTAATTCTCCTTTTGTATCATAGAAACAAAAAGAAGCGGCAACCACCCTTGAGAACTCAGGAACCAAAGCTGCTCTTTTGAAATACCTCTCCTCAGGAGTTATATCACCATCTTCAGGATACCTTCTTTTGAAGAAATCAATGTAATCAAAAAAAACCTTATGTAACTTCGGTTTTTTTTCTTCTAACTCTTTAAGAGTTTCAAATTCAGAGACTGTTTCAATATCGAAAAACAGAATCTTGTCGAGGGGTTTATCTAATGTCATATTGAATTATAGAAATTTCTACGGTTTTCAGAAAGTACCTTCAAATGGTATTTTGAATTTACGGTTTCATAAAGTTGTTCCCCCAAGTCTTCAACCCAACTCGGATTTTCAATCAATTTTTTCATGAATTTACTCCAATCTTTATGATTTTTGTATTCATCAACTAACAAACCATTTGCACCTTTTACAAAATTACCTTGATCAAGACCGTGTTTGATGTCGATTGTGTATGGACCAATGTTTGAAGCGATAATTGCTTTTTTGTAGAATCCAGCTTCGATAACCTTAAGTTGTGACTTCATACGATTAAACATCGTGTTTTTAATCGGGGCCAACGAAACATCAAACTTACTATAATTTTTAGCGTAAGATGTGACAGGTGCGGTCCAAACTCGTGTGTAAAATGGATCAGGTTCTCCTGTATATTCTTCTTGTTTCCACTTTGTGAGAAATTCTCGTTGTTTGTCAGAAACAAACTTATAATTTGATGTGAATATTTTTTCGTATTTAGCCCAAACAGTTTCTTCAGGTAAAATTGGTCTTTGTGTTTGTTTTCCCGTTGATTTATCAATTTCTGTAACAGTACCACGAGTGTCGAATCCACAGATGTAGAGACGATACTTATCCTTCAGTTCTGAAATTTTATCAAAAGTACCTTCAAGCAACATCAAGTCATGAAGGTGGGAAGACCCCCCAAGCCATCCAAAACGAATTTTATCTGAAGGAATAGTCGGTTCTTTGAATTGTGGTTCTTCGGGATCAATACCATTTGCAATTACATGAACATTCTTATTAACATTTTTTCTGATTTCATTTGCGAATAAATCAGTGGTTGTTATGACCCATTCCGCAGCTCTCAAATTATTAATAATAAGTTGATCGAACTTCCTTTCTACAACCATTGCATGAGCAGGGTGTTCCATACCAGGCATCCAATAGTCGTCAATATCGCAAACAGTTTTGATCCCCATATCTTTGAGTTTGAGAATCATTTGTCTTGAACCTTCATAGTCCGTTTTTAAATTCTTATAAAGGGAAACATTACATTAATTTTTAAAAAA